GTTCGGAATTGAGGGCAGGTAGGTAGGTAACTTATGTTGTTTCTTTCGCTTCATTGCGTTAGGAATGATGTCTGTTTAGAGCAATCATCGTAACCTCTCCGCGTCTACTAGTACGGGGCCGAATAAGCTGTCTGTCCAGGATACAGAGACAATAAAACGTCTCTGCCCTGACAGAACAACAGCCTTCGCCCGTACTTTGTAGGTTCGGACCGGCACACTTAGCCGGGAATTTGTCGTTAATTCGACATCGAGGTGACCAGCCCAGAACGCCTCAAACGCCTTGTCAAACTCGATCCATCGCCCACCTTTGGGCCCTGGAAAGATATGCTTGGCGTGATTGGCGAACTCTGGGGTATGGTTTATTTGGAGTCTATACTTCATATATACGATGCGGTTTATGGGAGTTGTGTGACGTGTATGCATGCTCTAGGAGTGAGACCTTATGGCCCACAAGAAGAGCCTAGATAACCCGTTAGTACAGGTCATCTGCGCATTGTTACACAATGTTCATACATTGCATGGTGTGGTGTTTAACCATCGGGCACTTCGCTTGACCCTGAACAAGGTCCAACGAAGAGTCCATCAGGAAGGGCTAGGGTTCTTAACAAAGACCCTGCCCCGTCTTGGCAAGAGCTTTGACAAAGCTCTCGCCGGCGATCGCCTCACGAACTGTGCCGAGCTGGGTTTTAAAACCCTGCCTGGCAGCGAATTACCGAGATTTCTCGGTGAGTTCTTCGTGAAGGTGTTAGCTTCAGACGGGACTGTCCTACCTGAACCGTGTAAAGAAAGCGTCGCAGTGATACGGCTCGTTTTGTACTTGTTTTACAAGTACGAACTTCCGTACACCGAGGATCAAGAACAGCACGTAGTCTCTCAGTTTGTTAAGACTGAGCAAGAACTACGGACCATCATCGACACCCTCGTTGTCGCAAGGCAACGCATGGAACAGATGAATACTACCGACCCTTTTCGCCGGACTTCCAAGTCCGATACGAGCTGGGATGCTGTAGTACGCAGAGCTCGCAGGTCCTTATCGGACCTGTTCTCTGACTTCGACCCAACAAACATCGTCCCTCGACATGGGCCAGGCGCCGTTTCTACCAAGGAACGGCTCTGGAACAAGTTCTTGTGGACGAACGTTAGTTCGAAGATTACGGATAAGTATCCATTGGACGCGTTTTATTTCGCGTCTCCTGGACATGTCTGTGATCGCCCCGAGCTGTTTAACAGCATAGGGGGTCACGAGCACCCGGCACGGGTTTGTCTTGTGCCTAAGGACTCGCGCGGTCCGCGCCTCATCTCTTGTGAACCCGTTGATTTTCAATGGATCCAACAAGGACTCGGGCGTGCACTGGTCAAGCTGATGGAGACCAACGAGGCAACTCGTTGGAACATCCATTTTACCGACCAGCAGCCAAACCAATTCGGGGCCCTCTTGGGCTCCCGTACTGGCGGCTATGCGACTCTGGACCTCAAAGAGGCCTCTGATCGCGTATCGCTGGAGTTAGTTCGTCTGCTCTTCCCGCCTCACATATGTGAGTACCTGGAGGCATGCAGAACATCCTCGACCGAGCTGCCAAGCGGTGAGAAGTTAGAGCTCGTAAAGTTCGCGCCAATGGGAAGCAGTCTATGCTTCCCTATCATGGCGTTGACGATATGGGCAATCCTCTCTGCAGCAGCTCCCGACCAGCAACCATTCCCTAAGCGAGCGTCTCTGTCGAAAGAAGATTGGCTTGAAGCCAACGATCAAAGACGGAGACGGTCGGAGGAACCTTGGTTGCTTGTGTATGGTGATGATGTGGTGGTCCCAACAGCGCAAGCTGAGAACGCCATCAACATCCTCGAGTCATTTGGTTTAAAAGTAAACCGTGACAAGAGTTGTACCAAAGGATTCTTCAGAGAGTCCTGTGGCGT